GAGACAAGGCCAATAAGCCTCTCGTGAATGTCTTGCTCAGTAAGGGGCGGGTACTCAAGACCCAATGAAGGGTCGTAAGACCAGCCATTCTGAGTAAGACGTTCCTCACCGCTGTAAAGAAGGCGGTTAACGCGAGATGCAGGCCTAGAGTACGTCCTAACCCGTTCGTCACGGGACCAAGCCATTTCTAGCTCGGAATTCCAACGCTCCTCTAGGGGAATGCCGTAGGGGTTCCAACCTAAGCCATAGGGCTCAGGAAAGTCAGCCACATAGTTGACTACGCGGCGTTGACGCTTTGTCATCAGCGTCAGTGCCCCTGGACCGATGTTTCGGGCAAAATCCAAAAAGGATTTGTCTGAAACTCGACCCTTCCACTTAAGCCCCATGACCACACTGCTAGAGGTGATCACCCTGCCGACGAACTCAGCGGTGGTAGTGGACCAGAGGGTTTTATCCTCTGATATAGGCACACCGAGGCTCTCCATACATTGCTTATAGAGCAGTGCGACTTTGTGATCACCGATCACAACATCGTCGCCCACTATGGCATAGGGCCAGATGCCGTCCACCTTGGGATATTCACACTGCTCGAAGCACCATTGCACCACAGAGTGGTGCCACAGTGCAAACAGCGCGAATGTGGGATAAAGTCCCAACGGTGAACCAACGCTCCATCGGATGGTCTCCCAACCGAACTGGGAATTGGAACGATTTACGTACCAATCCCCGCGACATGTTTCGCGAAGGAAGGCGAGCCATCGAGTGCTGACACCGAGCTCAGCGGCCAAGGCCAACTGAAGCTCCAAGGGCGCGTTGTCAGTAGCGTTGGACAAGTCCATTGACGCCACGGGCAACCCCCGTGTCAAGATGGATTGGACAAAGTTCACTCCACCCTGCTGGTCGAACGTAAAGTCGTTCGGCACTCGTTTCAAAGCAGCAAACAAGGCAGCACCAACAGGTCGTAAGGCCTGCTGGTACACCCGATATGGGTTCGCTGCAAAGCGGAGTTTATAGCCGGGTTCCTGGATCAGAGCCAACACCCCCATTAAGGGGCGTTCCTCACCAGGTACATATCCCCCGGCCTTCCGCTCGTGCTCAAGATTGAGCTCGAGGTAAGGAAGGATCTGGTTTTCCAGACCCTTGAACACTCCGGATAAGATGTCCCACCATTCGACAGTCCATGTCGAGCGTTGCAAAAGCGCATCCACGGAACCATTCAGGACCGCGGACTGCTCTGGCAATGTACGGCGTCCGACAGGCGCTCTCCGGTTCTCGCGAACCGGATAGTACACTAAGGGTTCCCCCTTAGTCGCGTCTACTCTGACAGCATGGATGAGACGAGTACCAATCGGTTTACCCGATTCGTACACGGTCACCTTCTCGAGTAGAGGGGAGCTGTGGACACGAGCAAGCCCTTCAACAAGGGCTTGCGGATCAGGCGCCGGGCGACGGATCGCCCGTTCCGCTTTCTCCCACTGTCTGTTCGTTACCCTAAGAGTAGGGTGTTGAAACGAAAAGCCAGTGTATACCATCACAGCATTCCAAGCCCTCGCAAATGACTTGCGGGGAACTCGAAAGAGCACACCGAGGGGTCCTTTCGGGACACCATCGGCACCGTGACGGGTCCAAGAGTGAGAGTAGAGAGGCTCCTGGCCACAAAAGTGCCGGAGCAGATCAACTTTCACGGCTTTAAGGCGTGAAACCGTCCACTCTTCTCCATTGCACCTAGCCCACTTCTGGACTAAGAGCAAAATTTGGTGTGACTCATTGGCAGAAATGCCAATGGCCCGGAGCCGCTTAGCCGCTGCTTTGGTGTCGAACACCAGTCATTACTCCTTTCGGATACATGACAGCGAGCACTTTAGTGTGCTCCGCCCGGTCGACCAGACCAGGACTTGCGATCCACCCCGCATAGGGG